GCTTCTGTCGGGTCACAGATTTGTACTTCTGGATAAGACCCCGTCCGTCACAAGGGTCACAACATACCACATCAGTTTTGTGCAGCACCTTCGTGTTTGACCGATACGCATCGTTAAACTCTTTGCGATTCATCCGGGGCGGATATAGAGGTTTACCGGCAGCATTCGTACCGATGTTAAACATCTTAATGTGCAGGTCTTTGCTTATCAGCCCACGGGAGTAAATTATCTCAGATCGATCTGCGCCAGAGGCGAGGTTATAAGGCTTATCGCCCATGACTTCTTCTGTAATTTCATCCAGACGGTTGTTACAATAGTTATAACGCTCTCTGAAGTGTGTCTCAATTTTGCCTAGCGCAACCTTATCAATCTTCACACCGTTACGCTCAATCTCAACCAAGAAGAAAAGCATTTCGTTCATCATCTTGACCACGCTCTGCATGCTTTGGTTTTCAGGCTTTGCGTAATCGTCTTGCTGCGCTAAGTATATCTCAGAACAGGACACCACATCTGCTTCTGCGTACTCCAAAACTGTTTCCCAAGGCATGGCCTCGAAGCCTGTACCGCTCTTAAACAGTTCATCTACAAGATCAGATTTCTTTCGGGTAACGTCACGGCGCTCCGCTGTAGCTTTAAGCGACAATTGCTGGCGCTGACCTTTAGCCAAGACGTATTCACCAATCATCGTGCAATATACTTCTGGTGGGATCTCAAAGCCCATTTCCATCAACCACATCACATCAAACTTAGCGTTGTGTGCAACAATCACATCAGCTTGCTTTAGAGCCTCACGAAGAGGCGCTGGGCTGTCAGGGTTAGGTTTATCGTTGTGGTGGAATACCAGTGTTTGGACAGGCTCACCCAACCAGCAATAATGCGCCGAAACACATCTGTTGTCTGGGTTGAAGGGGGAGTTGTCTATTTTGCCATCAAGTCTTTGTACCGTTGTTTCTAAATCCAGAATTAGTATCTTCTTCATTTCATCCGCCCGTAGAATTTTGTTGTTATTGTTGGGTCGTGCCGGTCAAACAGATGCCAGCTACAGTTGTCCTTGCCCGTGGTATTGTCGAACCACTTGACCCGTCCCACGCTTACGATCTTGCGTAGCCGGGGTAGGAACTGCATTGCCTGTTTTGTGTGAACCCAATCGCTATCAAACAGGAGCCATGTAGGCCGCAGGTTTGAGAAGGTTTCCAGCATCGGATGCAAGATCTTTCGATCCCAAGGTGGGTTCGTAATTATAACATCCGTGCGCCCTAGATGCGGCTCACTTAGATTCAGAGCATCAAGACATTCTATCTCAATGCTCATTGGATGTATGTCGTAGGCCGCAGAGCATGTTAGGCCTGCATCGATCAGCGTTTTGATTAAAGCACCATCACCTGCACAAGGCTCACAGAAAGACTGTACCTCTTGCAGATGTGGTACTAACGGTTTTACTGCCGCCGCCGGGGTCTTGTAGAAGTCCCGTGGCAGTCTCTTAAAATCAGATCTCTTACCCATTACAGCTTCCAGAGCTTGTTCTGGTTGAGGATCATTTCCTGCAAAAGATCTATCTGACGATTGATAAGCTTCTGCTTTGTTTCATTGTTGGAGTCCCTACGCTTTTGGCTATCTTTCAAAAGCTCTTCATAAAATTCTCTTAGATCATCTTCACTCAGCATCAGAAGACCCCCGCAGTTTGTGCAAAAGGGTCTGCGGGTCTGCGTAAGGATACCATTTGTTTTTACCAAAAACCCGCCACTTCTTACCGGACAGTGTAACGTGATATTTCTGGTCTACCGTCAGATGATCTTGGTACACCCTGATACCATCACCACCAAACCGTAGAAATTCTAAAGCAAGCTCTAGCTTTGCTAAGTTCTTACTAGCTGTATTATTGTAGCTGGTATCTTTCGCAGCCTTTGTTCGTGCTATTTCTATTGCGGATAGCAATGTTTCCTCGTTATTCAGCATAGCGGCTCACCTCTGGTTCGATTTTGCAGTAAATGGCTCCGTGGAAGCCTGAGAGCTTGTTCTTGCTTATGTACAAACAACGCTCAGTGTTCTGTTCATCATCGCCGCCACCTGCAGCTTTACCGATACCGATGATTACGTCTGCTTCCGCAGCTTTGCCCGTCTTCGATCCTTCAAGCATGGAGAAGTCGATGCGGGTCTTGCCCTCTGCGTCAGCGGATGCCTGTGACACAGCAATCACTGCACAGTTGTGGCGTTTAGCCACCTCACGCAGGCTGCGGTACAACTCACGAATGCGCTCATGCGAAGAGTTATAGTTGCCAGCTATGTGAACCTTGTCTGCTTGGTCAATGATCAGGATGTCAGGCTTAACACGCTCACAGTAAGCGTTGATCTTGTCCAAGTCCCAATCCTGCGTGTCCTTGAAGATCAGTTTGTCCCTGATGCTCATGTAAACAGAATTGGCTAGGTCTGGCTTCTCTGCGATTTCCTCACGGGTCATGCCAGAGCAAGCTTGAACCGCACGAAGCTTAGTGCGCATGCTCTTTTCTTCATTGCCCAGATACAGAACCTTGGCCCCTTGCGAACAGAAACCACCGGGTGCCGCACAGATGCTAACCATGAACGCCGACTTACCGGTTTCGGGCCTAGCTGCTACAATAGCGAAGTCACCGCCACCAAGGCCGTACAAGTGACGGGACAGGGTAGAGATGTTAAACTCAAACTTATTATCATCAGAAACTTCTGCCAGAAGCTCATAGATGTCATCGGTGATGTCTTCACCAAAATCATCAGGCATATAACTGTCTGTAATACGCTCTAGGAGCGTCTGTAAGCGGCGTAGGGCAGAGGGATCACCCTCAGACATGTTGATGCCCAGATTGGCTACCTCACGCCCTATGTCCTTACGCCAGAGGTTGTTGATTACGTCAGAGGCGATGTCAGAGCTTATAGCTTCTGCATGCTTTATCTGATCCACAACATCACGGACTTCGTGGATCTCAGCGGATGTAGCCACAGGGTTTTGTGACAGCCATAAGCTATACACTTCATCCGGGCTTATGTCGTGTTCGTATTTACCGTGCGCCTCTTTAACCAAATCGTATATGTCTGCGAAATCATCACTGAATAAACTTCGCCGTAAATTAGCCTGATTCTCTAAGTAAGTGGCGTTATTCAGTATTGTTTTTATTAGTTGTTGCTCCATAGGTCGGTAGTCCTCAGTGGTTTTAATTGTGCCACCTAGAATAACACCAAGTAGAAATAAAAAAACCCCCAATCTTTCGACTAGGGGCTTTTTCTTAGTTTGTTATGTGTTGTCAGTTAGTTCTGACGGAACTTCATCTTGCTGATGTCAGGGCTTTGGTCGCCCCGCCGTTCCTTCATATCTACCTGATGGAAGACTACACGCTTGTTACCTTTAACAATCGAAGCGACTGCTTGTTCCAAACGTTCTTGTTCCTCAGCGGCTTCTTTAAAACCGCCTTCGATGTCAAAATCTATGACTATTATACCCCGTGCTTTTATGGTCCCATTCCTTCTATAAAACTACTAAAGTAGACACATATAGTCTCGCTGACCTGTGTATTATCTACCAATGTATATTAGTTCAACAGAATGTTTTAGGTGGGGCCGAAGGGGGATGAGTGTGTTTAGCACACAAAGCTATTTCATTAGGTGTACCGTGAACATCACAACGAGCATTGCCTGATACATAAAGCCTAACAGCACGGGATCTCACAGAAGAAATAACATAGGTCCAAGTGTATTGGCTCCTTAGTGTATTACGTCTTGTATCTGTCCAACCGAAAGACATTTCAGATCCTCTTTTGTTAGGCGTAGGTTTGTAATCTCGCCATGCTTCTTTGATAGGTAGACTGCTTTACTACTTGCATCATTGTCAAGTACTAATGTTATTTTATTGTACTTAACTAATTGTTTTCTTATTTGCGTAGTTAAGTTCGTACCTAACAGAGCAAATCCCGTGACTCCATCAAGTCCACTAACGGCGCATGCAGAAGCTACATCTTCAACTAAAACAGCATGTTGTCCTGATCCAACAGTTATGCCCTGTGTGGTATCACCATACTTCCACCATTTCGGTAGACGCCCGTCTAAGGCTCTCCCAACAGCACCGGTATCATCATTTGTATAAAACAGAACCCGGTTTTCTGTTGGTAGGTATCTAATCTTTATCTTACCTGATTCGTATGCTTCCAGAGAATTTACATCTTCTAGGTATTTAACTGCGGGAGCATGCTTGCGCACAGATACGGTCATAGCGGGTAGCTGGTTAAGCTTCTTAACTGATCGCTGCGTAGGTGTGCCGCCTACATAGTTTTTGAGTGCGGTTATATCACGCCTACCTCTTAGGCTACCCTTGGCATTACAAGAAGCTCTAAAGCAGTTCCAGACCAGCACACCATCGAACCGGTCCAAGGTGAACTTATTCCTGCCCCCACAAAAGGGACAGGTAAGTGTTTTATGTTCACCTTCGGCCAGCTTGATCTTCTGAACAACGCTGACCTGTTCTTTGTAGCTAAACATTGTGCTTGATCCTGAAGATCTCTCCGCAGTCTTCGCAGTGATGATGAAACAGGTAGGAACCCATCTCCTCGCTT